CATCCAGTTCGTACTTCGCCTGCTCCGGCTTGAGGAACCCCTGCCGCACGCCCAGCGCACGCAGGAAGCTGTAGCCCTGGCTTCCGGTCTGCGGGCCGACATGAACCGCAGCCGATCCGCCGCCGAACAACTGGCCCGGCGTCACACCCTGCTGCGCGGGCTTCGCCAGTTCGGTCAGCGTCTCGTCGAGTGCGTTCTGGCGCTCAACAAGCGGCGACACCTGTTCGTCGATTGTCGACTTCACGGCGTCAACCAGATCCTGGACATCGTCCTGCTCAACTCTGTCGGCGGTCACTAGTTTGTCTCCTGTGTTGTGTTCTCAGCGCCCGGTCAGCGCCGCTAGCCTGTCTTCCAATTGCCCCATCCGGTCCGCGAGCGGCTTCAGAGAATCCAAGATTGCGTCGTTGGCTCCGTCCACCAGCTTGCGTCGTCGGGCCATCCGTTTCAGCCCGGCCGTCAGATTGCTGTAGTCGATTGTGGGTTTATCAACCTCGGTGTCAATGCCTGTTACGCTGGACTGCTCCTCCTCACCGGGCACTTCTTTGCTGTCATCCCACAGCACCCCGCACGCAGCCCGACGATCCGCATCGTCCGGGTACTCACCCACGTTAGTCTCGTCGCCCATGCAACGCGACATGAAGTCGCCTTCGCTCTCGTCGTCGCTGGGTTCGATCTGGGTTGGTTCCACATCGGCCGCCTGCGTCGGCGTCCAGCCCGGTGCCCACACCGGAGCCTTGCCGCCCATCTGCTTCAGCACCGGCCGCAGCGACATCGCAATCGCCGACCCGTTGATGTGGCCCCGGTCCAGACACTTTCGGACAGCACCCGGGTCAGCCGGGACCGACACCACGCTCCATTCGAGCAGTTCGCTTTCGATGAATTCCAGCCCCTGCCCGTCCTGCATCTGGATCTCGTTGTCGTTGCCGCCACTCGATTGCTCGACGGCCTTCAACCTCAACGCCCGCTTCGGCAGGAACTGCACCGACGCCGTCCGCAGAATCCCCTCGTCGATCAGACCGAAAATCGTCTCGGCCTCGGGCAGCCGCTGGCTGAAGTGAGCGCGAGCAACCGCACGGCCCTTCGTCAGCGTCACGGCCAGCGTGCCCTTCGGTGTCTCGCTGGTCCCGATGGGAAGCGGCATCGTCAGCCCGTGGTCGAACATGACGACCGGGTTGCTCCGGTAGTGGTCGATGGTCAGTCCGGCCCCCCTGTCGTCGCTCACGATCTGCACGATGTTGCCGTGGCGGTTCGGTGCCTTCTGCCGGGTCAGGATCACGAAGTCCGCTGTCATCTGCGTCGGTTGTGTCTTCTGCAAGACCGTCTCGGACGACCAGTGGTGCAGGTATCCCGTCGGCAGCAGCTCGCTCGGGTTGACGAGCTGCATGATGTCCGGCCCGGTCACCACGCGAGGCGACCCCGCCGATTGCTTGAACTCGGGCGGGTCGATGTCCATCGCCTCGAGGTGCTTCGCGAGGTGGTCGTACGCGCCTCGCCGTTCGGCGTCGGTCATGTCCACGCCGCCTCGGGCACCGTTGATCGCAGCGATCGCCGCGCTCACGCCGTGCCGGTTCACCTTCAGGTCACCGCCGACGACCTCGTGGTGCGGCAGCGAGTATTCCGCAAGGGCCGTACCGTCACCGTGAACGTAGGTGAATCCCTGCTGGTACCTGGACCGCTGACCGCTGTCATCAAGATCGAGATCGCCCCCGCCCGACGCCCAGCCCTCGAGACTCTTGCGAGCGGCGTCGCCGTCCCACCCGGCATCTTCTGCCATGGCTGGCGTGGCCTTGTACGGCACGACGCCCTGACCGATTCCCGTGAACGAATAGCCCTCCTCGTCCAAGTCGTCGCCCTCGTCTGCGCGGTGCGCTGCCCACGACTCCTCGCAGTGGGCCAGCCGTTTCTCGTCGTTCGGGATCTTCTCGACCACCTCCGGGTCGACCAAGCAGTCGGCGATCCACTTGTCGCGGGGCATCTCGTCTGTCGGATGTTCGGCCATGTCCTTGGACCTCCGCTTTCGTTTCTTCCTGTGCCCGTAGCCGTGAGCATCAGCCCACTGCGAATGACAGAAGGCAGCCCGCTGGTCAGCATCGGGGAAGGTTTCGATGGCTTCCGCGTCGCCCATGCAACGCGAGACAAACTCGTCCTCTGTTTCGCTCAGTGTCGGATCGGGCATCAGGTCAGGCTCACCACGCCCGAGGCCATGCAGCGGCAGTTCACCACATTTCCCGCCGACCCGTTCTCCATGTCGCCCGGGTGCATCATCATTTCGCCGCTGACAAGAAACGCGGTCGAGTTCGGCACCGTCATCCCGTTCGGTGCGCGGTGGTTCCATCGGCCCCTGCCGCTGCCGGGTCGGGTGTCAGCGTCCAGAGTGCTGACCCACATCTTGTCGGGGATTCCGTTTGCCGACCGCACGGACTGCTCGCTGAAGTTCATCGCGGCCGTCGATTCGGTGCGAGCAATCGCCTGGGCCTGCCCGTGGTATGCTCCCCGGTCAATCAGGCGCTCGATCTCTCGGACCATCGTGCGGCCATCCCAGCCCTCGGCCAGACCCTTCGAGATCAGGTCTTCGACCTTCCGGCGAGTCGTCCCCGTGATCCCTTTCCACGACTCGATCTGGCGACGCTCGAGATACCCGATCACATCGGCCTGCACCTGCGGCGGCATCTCGACGAAGATGGCGGGCAAGCCCGGGTAGCGCTCGAAGAACTCCGTTCGATCCGGTTCCACGCCGATCCGGTCCGCGTCACTCTTGGCATCCTGCTTGACCCACGACAGGCTCGCCGCCACCAGATCCTCGGGCTTCGGCATCTCGATGTTGAGCTGCTTCATCTCAAACGTCGCGCCGGAGATCAAGGAGATCAGGTACGCCGGTGCCATCTCCTCGGCCCACATCTGCTCGTCACTCGCCTCGAACAGCAGGTCGGATATAAACAGGCCGCTGTCTCCCATCATCCCGCGAACGCGCTGCTTGACTTTTGCTGCCAGCCGACCGAAGTACCGCTCGATCCGTGGCATCATCATCCGTTCCTGCTCGTACCGCAGCAGCTCCCACGCTCGCAGCAGCCGAGATATTCGTCGGCGCTGCCAGATAGCCCTGGGCGTTAGGCTTGCTCCTCCCCGCACTTGGCGAGGTACTGGTGCCACTCGTTGCGGGTCGCCCCGTTCAGCGGATGCGGTGGCGATTTCGATTTCTTCTTGCCGTCCTGCTCGACCGTTTGCACCTTGCCCTCGTCGTCGGTCATCGAGTGCGTCACGGCTCCCGTTATCTTCGCCATTGCCGTCGCCTCCCCTGTTGAATTCCCAAGCTGCCTCCTCGGGCAGCTCTATTTCGTCGACCTCGACCGGCTCCTCTGGTTCGTCCGGTTCGTCAAAATCCACACCGCCGATCGGCTGAACGCCGAGCGCCGTGAAGGTGCTGTTGGCAAGTGTCCCCTCGAGCGGCTCGCGTCCCCGCTCCGACCGTCGCTCGTTCGGGGTGATCGCGCCGAGCGCCCAGTCCAGTCGCGTCTCCTCGCGCTCGGCCTCGGCGTCGTCCGGTCGTGCGTCGTCGAACCAGATCCGCAGCCCCTTCCCGAATCGGGGCGACAGCTTCTCGGTCATGATTCCAGACAGCAAGGACAGCAGCGGGTTTATCGTGTTCTCGCAGAAGATCAAGTTCGCCCCGTAGATCGTCGCCCGGTTTACATCGGTCGTGATCCCGGCGATGACCTTCGGCACACCGTGCAACGCCAGCACCTGATCCCTCACCTGCTCCATCGTGTCGGGAAAGTCCATCTCCGCTGGCTTCATGCTGAACGGCTTCACCGTCATCCCGGGCGGCGCAATGATCGGCTCGCCTGCCCGGGCCGTCCCGCCGTACCGTGCCACGAACCGGTCCTTGACCGCACGCAGCACTTCCGGGTCCGGCTTGGCGTATTGCTCCGGGTCCAGTTCGATACTCACGCTCGGCAGCGGCCCGTTCTGAAACGTCATCCAGCGGGCCTTCTCGACGCTCTCGGCGTTGTCGATCCACTCGCTGCCAGCGGCCGTCGGGCTTTGTGCCTGTGACTTCCCGAGCGGCGACTTGTGTTTCCCGCTGATGATCTGCTCCGGTGGGATCAACGCCTGGCGACGCACATCGCCGTCCGGCGTCACCTCGTAGCCGATCAACTCGCCTTCCCGATTCCACTTCTGCTCGACCCACTGGGTCGGCAGCACCCACATCTCGCTCGGAAGTCCCGCCCTGTTGTCGATGACCCACCAGTAGAACTGGCCGGTGAGTTGCCAGAACATCACCGTTTCGTACACGAACGTGCCCCACCAGTCCTCGGGGTTCACTTCGTGCAGCAGTCGCAGGAGCGGGTGCGACTCGTGGACCGGCTCGAGGTCTTGGTGCGTCTGCATGATCGAGCCGCAGCTCTGCCGGATGTGGCGTCGCTGGTTCATTGTCAGCTCGCTCGGCTGACCGGCCTCGGCATCGATCACCCGGCTGACGTATGGGAACTGCTCCGCGACCTTGAAACAGATGCGTGAGATCGCGACGTAGTTCCAGAGCCGGTAGTGCTTGACCAGTTCGCTGACATCGCTGTCGTCGGTGCCAAGGCCAAACATCGTCGAGTAGCTGGACGAGCCACCGCCGAGCCTGTCGTATACCGTCGGCTCGGCCGCCTGCAATTGCGCAAGCAGTCTGCGGTTCTCATCCCTCAGAGCGCGGCGGCTTTTTAACCAACCAATCACACGAGGCTCCATCCGAGCTGGTCGCACAGCATCCCGGCTGCCCGGTACACTCCCGCTAGCGTCTCGTCATTGTAGCGTCGGTCGAGGATCAGCCCCACCCGATTCAGCCGACCGCCCTCCTCCTCGAAGTCGGGAGAGATCAGCATCTTGAGTACGCCTCGCAGCGGCCCGCACGATACGGGCGTCCCGTAGTTGCGGCACAGCCCATTCTCGCAGACCTGTTCGTTCTCGCTGATCTGCTTCCTGGGAACGCCGCACAGCACACACGGCCGCTGCCCGGCCCGGTGCGGCTGGACCGAATGGACCCGGTAGTGAGACTCCTCGCCGTCAGCCTTCATCGACTCGGTCAGACGAATGCGGACGAAATGGTAGACGGCGTGGCGCGGGATCGGTTCGGCGAACCAGCACCACCGATCCGCGCAGGTGATCCGGCAGTTGCTGCGACTCGCGCTGGACCTTACCCAAAAGCGAAGCGGGCGACATGGCCGCATCCTATCGGCCACACCGCCCGCTGGTCAATATCTGCCGGAGTGGCGCCCCGGTTCAGTCGCTGAGGGTGTCGTAGCAGTCGGGGCAGGATGTCCCCACGCTGGCGGACATGACCATCGCCGCCCCGCATTCGTGACCGCAATCGCACTCCACCATCTCGGTCGCCTTCGGCTTCAACAGGATCGACAGTTTTGCCAGCGCCCGTTCTTCGTCCGCCCAACTGATCGGGGCATATTCTCCTCGGAGAATCGTCCCGTCCACCACCGCGACCAGCCGTTGGCCTTCAGAAAAGCAAGCAACCAATTCCACCGCGTGGCCGTGGATCGTATGCATGGTGGAATCGCCTTCTTCCCTTGTCGTCTTCTTGTCTGCCATCATTCGTTCCCTTGTGTTCCTGGTTCCCGTGATACCGACCGGGACGGCCCCGGCCGGCGTGTTGTGGGGCGTTGCCCCGGTTACTCGAACTTTCGGTAGGTGGTTCCCACCACTGTCTCGGTGCGGTTGCCGTCCGCGTCGATGATGACGTGGACCCGCTCGTGCTTCACCCGGTCGTCCTTGCTCCAGATAAACTGATCCGCTCCCTGCTTGGTGAGGTCCACCAGCAGGCGGGCGTGGATCCATTCGCGTGTCCCATCAGCCCGCACAACTTCTTGTCCAGCGGCCAACCCATCACAGACGATCTTCTCGGTCATTTCCTCAATCGTCTCCTCGGTCGCAATGATGAGGTTGTCCGTTTTCGTCGTCGCAGAGTGAACCGCAACCCGTGCAAAAACCGAACCCTCGAAGGCTTTTCTCAACTCGTCGCGTGCTGTCATGGTTTCGGTTGTGGTGGTCATCGTTTCTCTCCTGCCCTCGCGGGCTGTTGTGGGGCGTTGCCCCGGTTACTTCGTGAGGTAGGCCGACTTCAGCACGT